CGTTTTGAATCCCCTGAGTGGGGGGCAATAACAAGGGGACTGTTACCCGAAGTGAACTTAGAATATTTGAAACATATATTGAAATATACACAACTCGACCGCTTAGCTTTCGTGGAAAGATTGTTGAGCTGGCGTTCAAATAATGTATACAAATTTCCAGAGAGGGACTCTGGCGGTTTTATTGCAGATCCGCGATTGACGGGACGCCGTAGTATTAACTACTATGTTAAAATCGCTTTGGACACAGCGGGGAAAGTTGACCTTGGAGAGAAGAGAGGAGGAGAGGATAGTATAGATAAAAAAGACAAGCTGGACAGGATTGCAAGATTGGATACAATAACTAACAGACGTGATTTCGACGATGAGGTCAAGAAAATATTTCCACCCAGATCAAAAGGCGACCTAACATTGGGAAGAAGTAGATGGTGGGATTTTGTGAAAGTCTGCCCTTATTATCAGAACTTAATGAAACTACTCATCAACAACGACTATATCATGGCATTGAACAAAGCTTGGTTCTGTTTTTTGGGACCCGAAATCTGCACTAAGATAATAACTGCGACGCAGGATTATGACATACCTAAATGGGACGCGTTTGCTACGAAATTAAATGACCTGGTGAAGGGCTTCGACGTAATAGAGGATGATTGGATTTGGTGTGCCGAGTTGAAATGCTTGAGTGGTTACCGTCTACTGCCTTGGCCTGGATACGACGCAGAGGAGGATACACGACTATTAGCTGAAGGAGGTGTGGATAAAAACACATTCAATAGTTTCGAGTGGTACATGCAACATGCGCTAGACATCACTGAACAAGCTGTGCCCTGGATGAATTTTGAAACTTGGGTGGAGAAGGGAAGTTGGTTAACTACGGGCGCAAGCTCAATTGGTCGATTGATTGTCGAATTTGAGGGAAAACAGTACAAAGTTAAGTGCCGTAAGAACATGCTTGTAGACTTTATAAATTTACGTGAATTGTCGTATAACGCGGCACGTGCCGTAGAACAGATCTCAACCGCATTTGCAAAAAACGAGTTAGGAAAGGTGAGAATCGCCGTTTGTTCTGATATCTACACATACTTAAAGATGAACTACATAATAGATATGAGTGGTCGCACATACAAGCAGTGGAAATATGTTACGCGTAACGAAAATGGCAAGCAAAAACTGCAACGAATGTTGACAATGATGCAGTCAGTTTATAAAAAATATGGGATGCCGTGGGACTACAAGGGTTTTGAAAGGCAATGTCGACTGATTGATTTAGTTGACATGTTTCGTATCATGGTGAAGGCTGCACTAAAAAATTGCCCTGGGGTGGAAAGAAACGAGTTTCGAATATTGATTGACAATGTCATTCAATCATTTTGGAAAAGCAAAATCATCTCGATCGACAAAAAAACGTACCACGTGACGGGCGGCCTACCTTCTGGCCTGTACATCACCAGTATCATGGGTGATGGATATAATAAAACGTTCGTCGACGTAGTTGAACAAGCACTCGAATTTTTGGCAATTGACGGGTTCGAAAAAGATGATCTATGGTTACAAGGTGACGACACTACGTACGTGCACAAAAAGGTGTCCGTCTTGCAAATAGTAGACTGGCTCATGGCTAACGCAGGTGCTATAGGTGCCACAGGCAAGTTTGGGATATTGAGTGGAAGAACCGAGTTTCTACGAGTGGCATATGAACCCCACCAAGCGAGAGGATATCCAGCGCGTGCAATACCTGGATTGACACAGCGCAAACCATGGTCTGACGAAGCACAGGACGAATCCTCAGTGATACGAGCAATAGTGGATACACTCAATACACTAGAACGCCGCGGTGGGTTGGACTTAACGCAAGTGAAACTCAATATGGTTAGAATCTGGACATCAGCAAACAAACTGAGCTTGAGACATGTTACTAGCCCAATAGCAAACGGAGGGTTAGGCGTGCTAAATACAACTCTGAACGTCAAGTGGACCAAGACCGAGAAACCAAGACTACCTAATGTGATTCAGAAGACAGACTGGCGATATAAGCAATGGGTAGAGAGGGCAAATGAACTGAGGGTATCTACAACACTATGCAATCAACTTGCTCAAGAGGACGCAGGTATGACAGTGATCAGTGATGAAGTGAAGGGCATAGCCAATAAATCAAGAAAGCAAAGGCTAGCTACATGGCGGCATGTGCGATGCAATGAAGCAGAAGAACTTGCAGTCATCATCAATGACAAACAACTAGATAAGGATCTATTAAACTGTGCTCTATATCAAGACACAAACAACATCAACAAGTACACTGACTTTGCTGACATGTCAAACGAACTTAACGACACTAAACGTCTGGAACCAAAAAAATGGAAGTCAATATTACGCGAAAGAAATATGAATTGGAAAAGATTGATGATGGTTCAGAAACCTTGGTACGAAGTTGAGTCATGGTTCATCAAGGGCATAACACCAAACATTGAAAACTTGCACCCACTAACGAGCTATATGTTCACAAAATGCGTGGCAAACCAGATCGATTTCCCTCGTGTACCAAAAGGCAGATTGGCTGATGTTGTCGGCGAAACGTCCAAATATGTCTTCGAGAAATTCAGATTTCTCACGTTGAACTCCGCATTACGCTGGTAGTGGAGTTTACCTACTACAGGCTGGAAGAGCAGCCAATGGTTAGCTGGTCACAACGAGACTGGCAACGACACTGTGCGTAAATACGCTCGTACAGACACCACGTCCCCGTCAAGGGCAGCTCCGTACTAAAACGTAACAGAACCGTAACAGAATTACAAAGGAAAGAAGTAACACG